TTTAATAATATTTGAAAGGAAATAAAATGGCAACTAGAGCTAAAAAAACAGTAGAGGCACAAGAATCAGTAGATTTAGCACCTCTTCAAAAAGAGCTAGAATCACTTAGAAAAGAGGTAGCTGATCTTAAGAAAGAATTAAGTAAGGCTCCTAAATCAAGTGGTGGATCTTCTGCTTTAGCGCAACAGCTTGTTGACGCATTAAAAGAAATGTCAGGTCCAAATACTAAAGGCGTAAGAAATTATATTAGAAGTATTTTCAAATAAATTCTAAATATTAAACGTACTTTACATAAAGACTCCTATAATTACTAATAATAAAAGAGTGATTATAGGAGTTTTTTTATGGCTTCGTTTTTAAGTTTAGTAAATAGTGGTAATAAGCCTACACCATTTGGAATATACGATACTGATCAACATTTTCAACAAGATGCTGACGGTATAGTAACTTATGTAAAAAGAAGACTTGGCGATGACATCATGTCAGTTGAGTTAACAAACAAGCAGATATTTACATGTTTTGAAGAAGCAACATTAGAGTATTCAAAAGAAATTAATATACATCAAGCAGAATCTTATATGTCTAATTTATTAGGCATGAGTCCGGGTGGTGGTAGTGAATATCAAAAAAATAGTGAAGGAAAGTATACAGGTAAATACACAAAAGAAGGTGTAGAGTATACAGGCGTTTTAAAAGAACAAGATAAAGATAACTTAAATTTTTTAACAAGTAATGTAGTAGTAGACGGAGGAGTAGAATATACTTCTGAGCCTGTATTTAATCGTCACTCTGGCCCACATGATAAAGAATTAACTTTTCCTAGAGAAACACTTGAGTATTTATTACGTAGAACAGAGCCTTATGCTTCTGAAGCAGCTGTTGGTGGTATGATATCAACGTTAAGTGGATCAATCCCGTTAGAACAGAATAGACAAGATTATAATATATATGAAGAAATTGAAATAGCAGTTTCTGGTTCAAGTGTGCCGTTTAATTTAAGACCATATATTGCAGGAACAAATGACGATTCTATATTTAATCCAGCTAATAAGTCTGTTTCAAATGTTTCTCCTACAAAAATTAAAATTAATGAAGTATTTCACTTTTCTCCACAGGCTGCTTATAGATTTTTTGATACAACGTCATCTATAAACTACTTAAACAACCAGTTTGCTTTTGAGTCTTTTACTCCTGAAACTGTTTTTTATGTTTTACCTGTTTTTGAAGACCTATTAAGAGCAGGGCAATTAGATATATCAAATAGGGTTAGGCGTAGTAATTATTCTTACAAGATTCAAGGACAAAACATAAGAATATATCCAAGGCCTACTGCAGATTCTCCTCAAAGATTATTTTTAAATTTCAGTTTCCCAGGGGATCCTTACAAACCTTCATTACCTTATGAAGATGAGTCTATAAAAGGTGTGTCTAATATATCTAATCTTCCTTTTGGAAATATTCCTTATAGAGTTTTAAATTCAATAGCAAGACAATGGATTAAACAATATACTTTAGCTTTAAGTAGAGAAATATTAGGTTTAGTTAGATCAAAATTTTCTTCTGTTCCTGTCCCAGGAAGTGATTTAACAATGAATGGTACAGATTTAGTGAGTCAAGGAAGAGAAGATCAAGAAAAGCTAATTACTGCGCTTAAAGAAAAATTAGATAATTTGACTTATCAAGCTTTAGTAGAATCAGATGCACAGCAATCTGAGAGTATGAAGACAATATTGAAAAACATACCTATTCCTAACGGAAGAGCTATTATTATAGGATAAACATGAAAGAATTAAAAAATTACATAAGAAGCGTATTACAAGAAACTATAAATTATGAAGACAGTAAATCTATAGAAACACTAATTAGTTCTTTTAAAGCTTCTTTAAAGAAAGAAGGATTTGATTTAGATGATTTAAATTTTGACCCTAGAAGAATATCTTCTTTAAGAAGTACAGAAAAAGAATTCGGAATGGGTTTTAACCCTTTTGGTGACATAAACAAAGGTAATAATTATCTTATATTTAAATTGTGTTATGAATCTTTTCTTAGAAAAGGTGATAAAGCAAAAAAAATTATTAATTTATTAAAAGGCGCAAAAGCAATTAAAGATTCTGCAGAATTGCATAACTTAAAAATATTAGGTGCTGGACTTTTTAGAATAGCTTTAGAAATACCACAGATACCTGAAGTTGTAATAAAGATAGCATTGTCACCGTCTGGAAGAGCAGATAACTTAAATGAAATAAATTTTAGTTTAGGTCAAGGAGCTGATTCTTCTAGACATAAAGAAAACTTATTTAACGTTTATTCTCATGACGATTCTGGAAGTTGGATGATAGTTGATAAAGTAAATATTTTTAGCGAGTCTCTAGATAGCAAGCCTGAAATTATTAGGGATTTAATGAGCAACCAATTCAGGAAAACAATGTCACTTTTTGATAAAATAGGTTTAACTTTTCTTTACAGACATTCAAGTAGATCAAGAGAAGCTCTTTTTGTTGAGTATATAAATTATATGCTTAATTTTAAAAGCAAAGAGTTTGATGAAATGAATAAATCACATTTTAAAAAAATCAATAAAGGCAACACAGTTATAAGAAAACTTGCTTTAAAAATAAAAAAAGCATTTGGGTTAAAAAGCAACGAAAAACAATCAGATTATATTGAAATGTCTGATGAGAATTTTAAAAATAGACTTTGCTACTTTTTAATTTCTTCTCTACGTCCTTTTAACGATAGTGTAGAAATAGATGAAGATGAAGAAGATACAGATGAAGATAAAGAAAATAAGCTAAAAGCTGTAAAGCAAAAAATTAATTTAGCTCATAATTTAGTAGATCACGTTTCAAATTTAAGCTCTTCAAGTTTTAGAGAATTATTTCAAGATTTTGGCATGCTTTATGATCAAGCAATGACATCAGGTGTAAGAGATATACATTTGTCAAATCTAGGCGTAAAAAAAGACTATGAAGGAAATTACAAGTTAATATTTACTGATCTTGACTCAGAAACATACAAGCTTCAATAATTAATTAAAAAGGAGTAAATCCATGGCAAGATTATTTGTAGGACAAAGAGAAATAGATTTTTTTTCTGATATATCAAAAGAAATAATAAAAGACGTAGCAGGACAAAAAATCTATTACTATTCTATAAGAGAAGACTTAACAGAAATTAATGAAGTCTATGAAGAATCAATGGAGAAAATATTCAATGCTCCAATTGAAATTGAATGCTTTGTCGAATGGCAACCTTCAGAAATTAAAACAACAAATTTTGGTCAAGAGCAAATAAAGCAAATAATGTTGTATATGCACCCTAGAGATCTTTTTGATAGAAATATTTCTTTTAAAGAAGGAGATTATTTTTCTTATGGCGAATATTTCTTCGAAGCAACATCAGTAATATATGATAAGATTGCTTATGGACAAGTCGAAAGAGTAACTTCAATTAAAGTAAATGGAAGACAAGCTAGAGCTGAACATATTAACTTTAATCCACTTGGACCTACAAGCGAAAACTATTTAGAAGATGATGCTATCCAAAATACTTTTGAGCAACAAAGAGGAACAGGTGAAGGAGACAAAAGACAGTTAGTAGAAGATGGAGTTCTTGAATCTCCAATTACTGGTCCTAAAAAAGTTGCACCTGACGGTTCTAAAAGATCTATAAACAAAATAGGCACATCTTTCTATGGAGATGAATAATGACTACAAGATTTGATAAAAAAGAAGAAAACATATTCTCTATAGATGCAGGTTATGAAGGTGATAATCACACTTATGACTATACAATACCTTCTTGCGGTTTAGAAGATGTTGATAAATCTGTTTTTAATTTATTTGACAGAGAAATACCTCTTTACTATACTCTAGACGGCGAAAGAAGAAAAGTACCTGTTATATTTGCTACTGGCGAAAGATTTGCTATCTTAAGAAGAAAGCAACCTATCATTGACAGAAAAGGTGCATTAATATTACCTCTTATTTCTATTAATAGAACTTCTATAGAAAATGTACCTTCAAAAGGAAGAGCTAATAATGAAATGCTTAAACATGTCATAACAAATAAGCTTTCTTCTAAAGACATGGAATATAGACAACTAAACAATCCTGAAGGATTTAAAAATGCACCTTTTAAAAATAAAGATAATCTAGAAGTAGATTCTTCTTTAAAGTCAAGATTTAAAGACAATATTATTGAAACAATCGAAATGCCTCCTGTAAAGTCATTTGGTGTAGTTTACGACATTACAGTCTGGTCATCTTTTACGTCACAAATGAATAAATTATTGGAAACAATAATAAGTGCTTACACGATTAATCCTGGGCAGCAATTTAAATTAACTACAGACAAAGGATATTGGTTTCCTGCATTTGTAGACAGTAGTTTTAGTCCTGAAACTTCTTACACAGAATTTACAGACTCAGAAAGATACATAAAGACTTCATTTACTATTAATGCAACAGGATATCTTATATTGCCTAATATTGACGGTGGAAAAAGAGGCCTTAGATCTTATATGAGTGCGCCTGAGGTTTCGTTTGAAGTCAACTCAAACTATGTAGACATCCAGCCACAAGTTAAAGGTATCCAGGATTCTTCAACTGTGCAAGGATTGTTTGATGATTTAACAACTGAAGATGATTATGTAAGTGCTAGTGGAGTTGGAGTAAATCCTCTTCAAAATAGACTTGAACTAGAAAGTTACGATGGGTCGAAGGGTGTTGCAGTCCAAGGAACAAGTTTAACAAAGGATTATGATAGAGTAGGTGAGTGGAATAGCGAGTATACTAGGACTAAAAAAGTTGCTATTAGAAAAGAAGATGGTTCTGTTGTTCACGTAAAAACAGTTAAAGGTAGCAAAGGAGAAACTGTATACGATCAAAAGATGGCTGACATTTTGTTCAATATTACAACTAATAAATAAAAATTTGGATATTAATCGTATAATTAACTAATAAGATAAATAAAACAATAAAGTTAATTAGGAGAATTAATATTATGGCAGAACAGACATTCAAGTCTCCGGGTTTTTTTGAAAGAGAAATCGAAGTAATCAGTAGACCATTATTTAGAAATACAGCAACACCTGCTGGCGTTATTGGAGTCGCTTCAAGAGGTCCAGCTTTTGTCCCTACAACAGTTTCATCAAAAAGAGAATTTATAAGAATATTTGGTAATCCAGATCAAAATAGATTAGGCGGTCACGCAGTTAACGAATTCTTCAATAACGGAGGAAAAGCTTTAACGTTCTGCAGAGTTTTAGGATCTGGCGTAGTTGAATCAGATGGCGGTTCACTTGTTAATGCAGGATTTGAAGTAACAGGAACTGCTTTAGATAGTGATAAACTATCTGTTGGCGGGGTACACTTTTTAGTAGCAGATCATGATGTTAATAAAGCAGAGTATCTTTCTTACGGAAATCTTTCAGATAATGATTCTATTTCTTTATCATTTGACTCAGAGCCATTAGTTGATACTAATGCAAATCAAAACTTTTTGGATGATAATGGAGAATTTGATGCTCAACTTTTAAGAGCTGTTATTGTCCCTCATAAAGATTATTCAGTTAGAATATTTGCTTCTAATGAAACTAAAACTCAAGGTGATGATAATGGTGTTGCTTTAACAACTAATCAAGGAGTTTTTAGTATTTATTTAAAACATAGCAGTGATCCTTCTAAGGATACAGATATAGTTTCTGTTTCATTAAATCCTGAAAGATCTGACTATATTGGCAACGTTTTAAATACAAATTCTTTTAATTTAGAGTCTGAAAAACATTTACTATATGCACATTTTCCTGTAGACAATGCTGTAGCAGATTCTAATAATAAAAATGTTGCAATTGCAATTGGAAGTGGTGGCGTTGGTTCAAACTTAAATCATTATGGTGAGTTTAAGTCTGCTTATACAGCTCCAAAGAGTCCTAAATTTATTTCTCAACCTTTTGGGAATAAAGAATATGATTTGTTTCACTTTGAATCTTTAGATGACGGTGAATATGCTAATTTTAAATATAAGATTAGTATTTCTAATCTAACAGCATCTACTGATCCTACAGACGATTTTGGTACATTTACAGTAAACCTAAGAGACTTAAAAGATACTGATGAAAATCCTGTTGTTTACGAATCATTTAGTAGATGTTCATTAAATCCTGAAGCTGATAATTTTATTGCTAAGGTTATCGGTGATCAAAGATTAAGAATGAGACTAGACGTTTTTAATAACGATGAAAAGAGATTAATTAGAGAAGGTATTTACCCTAATAATTCAAATAAAATCAGAGTAGTTGTTAGTAATGATGTTTTACAAAGAGAAGTTCCTGATGAGGCACTTCCATTTGGATTTAGAGGATTACCTGGACTTAAAACAACTTCAAATGGAAAAGACGGACAAAATACAGGCAATTCAACAAATCTTTTTGGAAAAGATAGTGGTTCTGCTATGCTAACAGGAACTGATCCTACATTAGTTAATCAAAATCAAACAAATAAACTAGCATTTTCTGTTATGCCACCTTTACCTTATAGATTTAAGGTAACAAAAGGAGACATTAGAGAAGTTAATGATAGCTATGGACAAGATTTCTTAGGAGATGCTTCTTCTAGAGAATCTGTTAGCGATGCTTTACATTGGGGTCTTTTATCAACTAGAGTTGAAGACATTAATAATCCAAATGCTGCGCCAAGTAA